CGGCCATAAACGCCAAAAACGCGCCAGGGTCGTTGTCAAAGCGTTTGCGAAGGTCCGCAGGCAGAGTACCGAAACTCTCTTCCGCCTGCATGACCGTATGCAACGCAGTCTGATAATCAACGCCCGTCACGTCACCATAGAAGCCTTGATGACGATTCACATGGTCGAGCAGCCCGGTCTTGCGGTACTTGGACACGATACGATTGATATTGGACTCGTCACGAAACGACTGTTTCGTCAACGACGGCTCAGTAAACACTACACGCACCGCCTCAGGCGGATTTACATATTTGTCGCGAAACATCTTGACACCTCCTTTACTTTGTGATTTGGATGCGCAGTCGCTTCTTGCGCTCCGCATCGTCTTTAAATTCTTGATACCACTTCCGCGCTTTATCTGCCGAATCCTTGGCAGAAGAAGAACCACGCTTGACAAAATCAACTACATCTTCCATTGAATCCGTCGTAAAACTACGCGCCGCATCCAATGCGGAACCAAGCGGATTCGCAGTGTCAGGAGCCAAACGCTTGACCTGGTTTATCAACTCCAGCGCCGCCGAACCAATCTCACCGGCGGCCTTAGCAGCCGGAACACCAGCGCGAAGTATCTCAGCCTGAGCACGCTTAGCCTCGTTATCAACCTCAAGGTTGCGCGTCTGAGCCTGCACCTGCTCAATGTTCGCCGCCAGTTGCCGCGCTGCCAGTGCAGTAGACGTTGCCTTACCCAGGGTGTTTTCCAGGACCGGCATCGCACCACCAGGGCTAGACGCGCCCTTATTGACAGACAGAATCGGATTCAGACCAGCCTTACGTAAATCCTCCACCTCACGCTGATGCGCGGTGGAGGACATGCGTTCTTGAAACGCCATCTGTTCCCGCGACAAATCGGTCTGAGCGTCGTTACGGCGCTCACCGCCGATATAATCCATCAACGCGGGGACAGCCCAAGCTGCCCATTCCCATGCCACGGCGCACCTCCTTAGAAATGGTCAATGAGTCCAGGCACCGAGTAAATGGGCATGGGACGCGCACACTTCATGCGAATGTACGAGTCAAACAGAAAATGCGGCTCCGAAGGAACCGCAATAACACGGTCAACGGGCGGATTATCAGCGATGAACGTAGCACTCAACGCGGGCAAAGACTCAAACTCCTGTGACAAATGCCAATAATCCAAGGGAGTCGCCGCGTTAGAACGAAACTGACCGGTGATTTTGGACGGCTTATAGCGGTACTCGGCATATCGCTCCTGATAACCAAACACGTCATCATCGACGGCAGTACCCTGAGCGTAAATCTCCTTGTTCAATACCGCCTGTTCGCCCAGGTTAGCCAACGCAGGCCAGTAAAAATCGTAACGAGTCTGGCGCGAAAACATACGGTCCAAACCCTGCTGATAGGTCAAATCCGCACGCACGGAAACCAAACCAATAATGATGCAGTGCTCAGTAAAGGACTTGGTAAAACCATGGCCTTTGAGCGTGGTAGTACCCATAGCCGCGAGATTACCCTGCGGCGTAGTTGCATCGGTCGAACTCGTCTGAGCAATGGGCGTGATGTTCACCGGGCTACTACCACCGCCGAGGTATTCAGGGCGCTGAACGCGCGCATCAGGCGACACAACGCCGAAATGAGCCTTGACAATCTCCACATAACGAGTACCTCCACGCGCATCGCGCTCCAAAAGTTTCTGGACCTGGAACGCCTCGCGCAACTGGTTGATAGTCGCCGCAGTAGCAGTAGACAAATCGGCATAAAGATGCTCGCTGTTCACGTTGAAAATGCCGTTCTGCACAGCAAGAACCGAGTTCGTACTCAGGTTCATATTAACAGCCGTACCAGCGCCGTCATAAATAGCCAGCTCGTCCGCCGCTGCCTTCAGTCCGTCGGTCTTGAGAAACGCCTGCTGACCGAGCGGCAACTCGACGGCATCACCTTTCTGCGGCCACGGCAAACACGACGTAAAATAGTCGTGGCGCTTACCGCGCCGCATCAAAGTATAATCGCCGGGTGAATCAGGCCCATCATCCGTATCGACGGGCCTGCTCACCTGCAAATTCTGGTCGCGAAACCACTCATTCCAAATCAAGTTATAGGCACGCATAAACAACGAACTATGCTCGATGCCTCCAATCTTCGTGGGCAAACCCATATAGTCGTACAACGACTTCTCGCCATAACCGCCCTCAGGTGATGTCATAGTCGGAATGACATAATCCGTGGAATCAGCCGGATTCCGCTGCTCCCCACAAAACTTCTGCCAGTTGTCCCACACGAGCCTCAGGGGCACCGCGAAAAAATGCGTGTCCATGAACATGTTGTCCATAATCGGCGCAACCGGAGTTGCCAGACGTGCAAAAGCAGTTACATCGACGTTGTATGTATCGCCAGGCAACGCCTCGTCAACCAAAAACGGAATCAAAATACCGGCGTCGAACGTGGTTTTGTAACCATGAGTCCTATCGAACGTGGACCGCGGAATATTGGCAGACGGCACCTGACTGAACGTATGATTCATTACGCTTTTCATTTATTCACCCTCCGGGATACGGCCCTGAGACAGGGCAATGACAGACAGACCACTCAATACTAACTGCGGCTCCGTCATCGACTCCATGACGCCATTGGCATCATCAAACGCGCCGCAGAAATACAGCGTGTAATCTTCCGGATGCTTGCCAAACTGATGTTCGGCATCCTGCACGCAATCCTTGAATACACGCTGCGCCATCGCAGTAGTGGGCAGAAAAAACGGGGGCAAAAACGCGGCAGCCTTCTTGTCATAAACAGAGAACATATGGAGTTTCATAATCTACACCTCTCGTTTTAAGAATTTGAGTTGAGCCATCTTGACTTTCTTACGTACATCCAAACGGTACAAATTATCTTTCTCTACATAGAGCATCGCCTCCTTCCGCTTCGCTTTAATTTCATCCAGACCTTCCGGATTCTCTATCTCATAAAGACCATCATAATACTTTGGCGGCCTCATAGGATAGCCGCGAACAATCACCTCGTCAGACGGGTACACATCACTTCCAAACTTTCGAAACCACCCGGCGCCAATACCAGGGCGCCTGCTCATGGTTGTATATTCAGGTTCAACCGTGTGTACCTCTCCGGTCTCCTGCTCGACAACTTGGTAGTGCTCCGCTGCTCGCTCACCAGTAACCTTCTTGACGATATACCGCGCAACATATGCAGCACTCTCAAACGTCACATCGCCAACAGTACAGTGACCCATGCCCCAAATTTCATTGAGCATGGGCGACACATAAAGCTTAACGCCGTCGCGCTCCGTCCATAATTGCTTATCGGGGAAATCATAGCCGAACAAACAGGCGTGATAGTGAGGACGAAAATTCGTCTCTCCATACTCGCCACAATGGAAGAACCGAACACGACCAACACGCTTACGCAATCGCTTCATGAATTTTTGAAAATGTGACTTGTCAAGCGAAAAATTCGAGGGGAGGTGTTCGGGGGAATAGGTAAGGGTAATAAAACAGTTTTCCGCGTGTAGCTGTGCCTCGTGCACACACCGAACGGCCCATTGACGGGACCGTTCGAGCCTACAGCCGACACACTGACCACACGCAATCTCCGTCTCCGAACCATCAAGCCCTTGGTCACGACTAAACACCAGAGAACGGCGCCCACCGGGATTTATATCCCGGCTGCGCCATGCCTTTAGCGGGAAGTAACACGGCATCTCACAGACGGATGCCACCGCGCATGGGACGCGCATTTACGTTGTAACGATGGGTGCGATTCGCCGTGCGGCGAAAGAGTTTGCGGCTCTTGCCGCGAGACATGCGGGAACGCTTACGCATAATCAATCCTCCATAAAAGACTTGAGTTTACCATTAAGCTTGGCCGTGCCTTTATCCAGCAGGTCCAAAGCCCAGGGCACCAGAACAACTTTCAGAAACATCTTGACCAACACTTCCATAAAACCCCCTATGCGTAGCGGCTTTCATTAAAGAATAACCACAACGCCGTATAGTCAAAATCGGAACCAGCGATGATGATAAAATCAGCAAGTTTATATTGATACATGGCACACCTCCGTAGTCAGGGGAATTGGCATCCCCTACAACCCCAGCATAGCCCCTCCGGGGCGGACTGACAACCCTTTGGTGTCAGTCCCACCAGTTACATCAAGTAGCGAACTGGTGGAGCCCGGCACGCCGGGCAAAAAAAGGGGGCCTTTCGGCCCCCAAACGCTGCTGCCA